ATTTATGGTTAATGGTTTAAAAAATAGGGGAGAGAAAATCTCCCCTAATAATTAAGAAAGGAGGAAAACGAGTATGGGTTTTTATGCAAAAAATTTTGTGTATGGTGGAGAAGTAAGTGAATCTTATAATCTTCAGATTGCATCAAGTGACGTTGGAACAATAAGTTCAAATGGAAGTGGAACTGTAGAAATAATTCAAGATTTTATTTTTAGAAAACCTGTTCCATATTTTTATGGTGTAAAATATAGCTCAAGTTTATCTTTTCCTGTAACTTTTTTTTCTCCAGATGAAATAACTGCTTTAGATGCAAGTTATATTCAAAAATGGCTGTTTGGGTCATTGAAATATAAAGATTTAGCAATAGCTCAACCAGATATGGAAGGAATTTATTTTAGATCAATTTTTACAAATCCACAGATTATAAAATCTGGAAATTTGATAAGGGGATTTTCTGGAACATGCATTTGTGATTCCCAATGGGTTAGAACATACCCTAGAACACTAACATATAATTATACAAGTGCTCCTTCGGGGAGTTCTATTGTTTTTTATAATAATTCACATTATGAGGGATATAATAAGCCTAACATTTCTTTTACGATGAATGCTTCTGGTGGCGATATTTCTATTGTTAATGCGAGTGATTCTGATAGAGAATTTGAATTTACAAGTCTATCTCCATATGAAGTAATAACCGTAAATTCTGATTTAGGAATTATTGAATCAAATTTGGGATATAGAAGACTATCTAATTTTAATAAAAATTTTATGAGATTGAAAGATGGGTTGAATAATCTTGAACTTACAGGTGATATAACACAGTTAAACATTACATATCAATTTATCAGACGTTTAGGAGGATAATATGCAGGTATCATTTGATATTTACAATCAGTCTGAACGTCCATCAATTGTTTTATGCAATCCAGATGGGGAACAACTTTATTCTTTAGAATCTGCTTATAACGTTAAACCAATACTAAGATTTAATGCTCAAAGTGAAATAGAATTTGATTTTCCAAAATATATTGATGGAGTTGAACTTCCAGGTTTTGACTATCTTCAATCTAAGAGACTTGTTTTGTTAGATGGGATAGGATATTTTATAATCGTAGATCCTGAAAAAAGTGATGATGGGGGAACTCCTATTAAACATATTAAAGGATTTAGTAGAGAGTCCGAGCTTGTTTTTAAGATAATAAACACATTAACGGGAACGTATAAATTATATGATGCAGATGATCCAACAAGTACAGATACATTAGTAGGGTTGATTCTTTTTTATGCTCCAAATTGGAGTGTATCACAAATAGATTCAACATTAATTGATTTATATAGAACGTTTAATGTTACTGATACAAATTTGTATCAATTTCTTACATCGGATGCCTCAACTGCCTATAATTGTTTTTTCATTTTTGATTTTCTAAATAGATCAATAAAAATATTAGATGTTGAAAGAGACATAACTGCAACTGATGTTTATTTGTCCTTTGATAATTTAATAAAAGATCAGGATTATAATGAAATTAGTGAAGAAATAACAACTGCATTATACTGTTACGGTGGTGGAAATTTAACTATTAGAAATGTGAATCCTTTAGGAACAAATAAGATATATGATTTTTCTTATTATAAAAATTCTAATTGGATGCCTCAAGATTTAGTAGATGCGCTAACCGCATGGGAAAATAAAGTTGAATCATATAAAACTGATTATTTTGCATATTCTGTTTTATTAACTGATTATCAAACCGAATTGGCAACAGAACAAACTACATTAGTAGAACTTCAATCACAATTGGCGGCTTATCAACAAACGTATGATGTAAGAAGTGAGCAAGGATTAGATACTACAGAAATAGAAGCGTTAATTGATCAACAAGAAATTTTAATAAACAATCAAAATCTCGTTATTGTTAGCATACAAAACAATATTTATACTACAGCATTGACTATGGGTAATATTAATAATGAATTGTCATTTACCAATACATCAAATTTTACAACAGATCAATATTTAAAACTTTCAAATTTTATATATGAAAATACGTATAAAAATGAAAACATAATCATTACAAGTTTGATGAGCAATGCAGAAATTAATGCTCAAAGTTTAGAACTGTATAATGCTTCTGCTGTTGTTCTTAGTAAAATGGCTGTTCCTAGATATCAAATTACACTTAATACAATAAACTTTCCTACAATTTTTGAATTTTCTTCTATAACAGGTCAATTTGTTTTAGGAGATCAAATAACCATAGAAACAGATGAAAATTTATTGTTGTCTGCTACCCTTTTAGAATATAGTTTTAATTATGAAGATCCAACTGATTTCTCAATAGTTATTTCAAATAAACAAAGAATAAATGATTCTAGTTTTATTTTATCTGATTATATTCAGAAAACCTTAAAGGTTGCTTCGGATGTTAGCTTTACAAAAGATGCCTATAATGATTGGAGCACAAATAAGCCTATTATTATAGATAATGTTGTAACTCCATCTGGAATTTCTTCTTATGGAATAGTTGCTGAAAATATTAAGGGAGAAATTACAGCAACTCCGACTTTGAATATAACAAATATAAATTCTACAAGTGGATCATCTAATTTTGTTTTAAATCAAGAGGGAGTGGTTTTACGAGAACCAACAATATATACCGTAGATGGTGGCGTTGGTATTAGTAGAGATATTGTTACTGCTGGAGGAGGTGTTGTTTCTTTTAGAAACGGAGTCTTTATTAGCGGCAGTGGTTTAGCCGAAGGAAGTTCTGTAACAACCATTGAAGATTTAACTGGTCAATCTGGCAGTTATATTTATGTAAGTGGAAGTTATATAACAAATTCAAGTAGAATTTATGTAAATGGAATTACTCAAATTAAGGATGTTCATTATACTGAAGTTCCTTCTAGTGGCGCAACTATGATTGATGAAATTCAAGTTGGAGATGGCGTATTGTTTGAATATGTTCCATTGATAACTTAGAAAGGTGAAAAAATGAATTATGTTACTTTTTCAAGTTTAAATAGCCTAGGTGAGATTAGCTTTATCGCTGGAACAAGCTATACAATAAAGTTTGTGTGTTATGATCAAGATGAAAATGCTTTAGACATTAGTTCTGCTGATTGTACGTGGAATCTAGCTCCATTTGGTACTGACTATGCAATATTAACAAAAACAGGAAATGTAATTACTACAAATAGTTTCGAGATAGTTCTTTCTCCTATTGATACAAGAGATTTATCAAATGGTAAATATACTCATCAACCAACCATTGTTTTTTCAAATGGAGTTGAGGTAGTTCCGGCTCAAGGAATTATAACTATTACAAAAAGGATAAGATAATATGGCTGATCCAACCAGTGTTTCAGGAAGTAGTAATTTATATATTTATCAAGAAAGTCATATTGTTAGAACTGGAATATTAAAATATTATGATCCATTAATGTTTTCGGATTTGGCTTTTGAAATTCTTTCAGACTTAAATGCTGTAGATCATACATTACCTAGCACAGATCCAACATCAAATCAACAACCAGAGGGAATAAATTTTGTAATATTTGATCTAACGATTATGAGTGGGAGTTAATATGACTACAACTAATTTAAATTTATTTACATATAATTTAGCATCCGATGGAGATATAGGATTTGATGATTTAAGAAGTTTTATAAATGGTTCTGGAAGTTCTAGTAATATGATAAAAATAGATAGTTGGGGATTTCAGCAATCAATATTTTTATCATCAGTATTAAGTTCTTTTTCTGGATCTAATACTTTAATCAGTGGATCATTAGATTCAATGGACACTATTTTGGCAAATAGCGGATCACAAATATCTGAATTAGATAACAGATTTGCTATACTTGGAACATTTAGTGGAAGTGGTCAGGCTGATTTTTCTAGTATTTCTCAAGATTATGAACATCTGCTTATTTTAGGAGTTGCTTCATCTGATCATCCATATCCTTTGACCAACATAGGAATTGATTTTAATGCAGATACAACAGGTAGTTCTTATTCAACTGTTCAATACGATAATTCTGGATCAATTACTGGTACTGGAACTGTGAATAGCACGGAGTCCATCTCCTCTTCCGCAATTGGTCAAATTTTACTTGGAAAAATTACTGGAAGTTCCATTGATCAATATGGTGGAACTGTAATGGGAATAATTCCTTGGTATTCTGGAAGTGGTGGATTTTATAAAACTTCTATGGGATTTAACGCTGTTGTTAGTGGCTCTTATGAAGATTCTCTCGGATATGTTAGATCAGAGTGGGCTTCCGTTAATTTAAGTGGTGGAGTATGGAAAAATAATATTCCTATTGATAGAATTAGAGTTTTTGGAAGTAGTGGAAGTTCTAAATATGACTTTTTAGATGGAACGGAAATAACCCTATATGGGCTTCAATAATGGAAAGGATGTGCTAATTAAATGACAACTACTAGCTCTTTTTTAAACTTAACTTTATATAACGGCACAACTGATCAAAGTGGAAGTTTTATTACTTGGACTAACGATATGACTGGATCATCTAATAGTAATATGATAAAAATTGATAATTTTTCACAAGAAATAAGTGCCTGTGCTATATCATTAAATTCTAATATAAGCGGATCTGTTACTTCAATTAATAGTAATATTTCTATTTTAAGTGGATCTGTTACTGCGTTATCTGGAAGTTTAATTAATACTAATCATCAATTTCAAAAATTAGATGAATACACATATACCTCTGGAAGTCTTACCATCGATATTATAGATTTTAACAATATTCCTCAAGATTATACTAATTTATTAATTATGGGAATTACTGGAACTGGTAAAAGATTAACTGTTTCTAATATAGTAATTGACTTTAATGGAGACGCTAATCAAGGAAATTACAGTGCCGTTCAGTGGGCGAAAAATGATTCCACAGAATATATTTCTGAAAGATTGACTGGTGGAATTGTAGTGGGTATTTCAAATGCATTTTATCCTTCTTCTGCGTATGGTGCTCCTTTATTGGCTACTATTCCAAATTATAGTTCATCTGGTGGATTTTTTAAAACGGCTATGGGATATCTTGCAACAATAGAAAATCCTTATGTAACTAGCCTAATGGGAGGAGTTTGGAAATCCACTGCTCCAATTACTAGAATTCGTATTGGTGTTAGCTTTAGTGGAACTAGATATCCATTTTTAATTGGATCAAAAGTTTCCCTATATGGATTCGGATAATTGAAAGGATGTGTTAATTAAATGACGACTACAAGTTCTTTTTTAAATTTAGTTTTATATAATAGCACAACCGACCAGAGCGGAAGCTTTATTAGTTGGACTAATGATGTTGGTGGATCAGTTGTTAGTAATATGACTAAAATTGATAGTTTTTCAAATGAAATTAGTGGATGCGTTATTTCTTCTGGTTCTTCCATAAGTGGTTCTATTACTTCAATTAACAGTAGCATTTCTATTTTAAGTGGATCTGTGACTTCATTGTCTGGAAGTTTAAATAGTATCAATAATAAATTACAAAAATTAGATGAATTTTCTGGTGTTGGTCAAGCTGACTTTAATAATATATCGCAGAATCATAAAAATTTATTAATAATGGGTATTACTGGAACAGCTTTTACGGGAATTTCCAATATTGTTGCTGATTTTAATGGAGATGCCAATCAAGGAAATTATGATAGCATTCAATGGGCAAAAAGTCCATCTTTAGAGTATATTAGTGAAAGACCTGTTGGTGGAATTGTAATTGGAAACGCAAATAATTATTATGGAAATTTGTATGGAACTTCACTATTTGCTATTATACCAAATTATAGTGGATCTAGTGGATTTTTTAAAACAGCTATGGGTTATGATGCAGTAATAGAAAATCCTTACGGGGTTGAGATTACTGGAGGAGTTTGGAGATCAGTATCTCCTATTACTAGGATAAGGATATCAGTTAGTTACAGTGGTACAAGATATAATTTTGTTGCTGGAACAAAGATTTCTCTATATGGTTTTGGTTAATATTTTGTTTCAAATAAAATGTTGATTTTATTTGGTTTTCAACCCCCATATATGGTGTATCGTCACCCGATATACCCCATATATGGGGGTATTAATAAGAAAAAATTGGAGTTGATGAAATGACCAATACAGTCTATTTACCACTTGTGATAAATGAGTGGAATGCTTCGGAGGAGGAAAAGATTATGAAACCAATAGTAGATATTTCATTTTGGCAACCAGCATCAACCATCGACTATGATAAATTAGCAGAGTCAGTTAGTGGTGTAATTTTGCGTGGTGCTTATGGGATTTGGGTAGATACTCAGTTTGAAAAACACTATGAAGAATTATCAAAGCGGAATGTTCCCATTGGTGTATATCACTATGTCATTGGTAATTATTCTGGAAAACAACAAGCAGGAATATTTTTTGAAGCGGTAAAAGGAAAAAAACTACGACTTGGATTGTGGAACGATGTTGAAGATAGAAGAGTTACAACAGGATTAACAAGTGATGTTGTAATCGAATACCATAATGAGATCGAGAAACTCTATGGAAAGAAAGTTGGAATTTATACTGGTGTATATGCCTGGTTTGAGATTATGGGAAGTAAAAGTGGTATGTTTGCGGATCGTGATTTATGGATTGCACATTATGGAGTAATTGTTCCTTCTCTCCCAAGATATGGTGGATGGAAGAAGTGGGTAATCTGGCAGCATACTGATAACCTGCAAGTTGATTGGTATTATTCTGGAATTGATGGCAATAAATTTAATGGAACAGAACAAGAATTTAATGAACACTTCCAAATTACAGAAGATTTGCCACCAACAATTCCAATAGGAATGTTTTGGTGTGAATATTGTGGACAATACACAGAAAATGATTCTCGTGGTCATTGTGGGAAGTGTGGTGCTCCAAGAGAGGGATGGATTCCTCAGCCAACTCCAGCTATTTTGAAAACACTTAGAGTAGTCACAATTAGAAAAGAACCAAATACAAGTGCTGCAAGTTTAGGAATTCGTACAGTTGGTGCAGAAGTTGAGATATTGGATATTTATGTTAGTTCAGCATCTAGTGTATGGGTTAAAGATGCCTTTGGGTGGTCTGCTGTTGTTCATGCTGGTATAAAATATATGGAATAAATATTCTGTAAAAGAATAAACAATAAAAAGTAAATAGTAATAAATTAAAATAGATCAGAATATTTTTTCTGATCTATTTTTTTTTTATGGTTTTCACCTATTAAATGGGTTATATAACCTAAGGGGTAGGTGATCTAATTTCTATATTTATGTATGAAAAATGTGTAAAAAGCATATAAAGTTCCTTTGTAAAATGTGTATTGTCTTACCAGTAAGACAAATTATTACCCATTTTGTTTTATCAATAAGACAATAAAAGTTGCCAATCCAACCTTTATTGAGTATGACCTCAGACATAATTGGTGTCCGTGCCTTACAAAATAATTCCCTATTTTGTAAAACAAGATCGGTACGCTTGCAAGCAGAGGCGTTCTAGGTACTGTTGTAAATATTTTAACACATGTTTGTTTTTTTGTCAAATGGATTTATATTTTTTAAGAATTAGTATAATAAACATCTTTTCCATTTTTGTTTTGTGATAAAAATGAATCAGACTCAAAAGTATTAAGCGCAAGTTTAATACAATTTTTTGCCGAAGAATTGCTAGAATAATGTAACTTTCCTAGGTTATCAATTATTTCTTTTATAGTCGATCCTGGATTACGTCTTAAATAATCTTTTATGTTTCTAATAGACTCTTGATAAGGGGTAAACCTAAGTTCGTTTGCTGAACCAGCTTTTGCAAATGTTTTATGTTCTGGTCTTAGTTTAGAAATGTATCTTTTTGCATTATTATGATATTCTCTCATAAGTTTTGGAGAAACGATCTCATTAACTGTTTGGATATTTTGATCAACAATTAATATTCCAATATTTAAATAATCTCTTGCAATTTTTCTTTGTAAAAACCAACTCATATTTACTGGTTTTGGAACTGCAACAGATCTATAATGTACCGCCCTTCTAAAAGCCTGTTCCATAACATCAAACGATAAAGATGTTTTTGTTTCTATTACCCAAACTAATCCATTTCTGACTGCAAAAATATCAGCAAACCCATTATTAACTGGTACTTCTTGATAAACATCCCAATGTTGTTTTTCTAGCCAATCTATTACAATTTCGGCAATTTCAGTTTCTTTAATTTTTTTTATTTTCATTTGTTTTTTCAACAATGAATTTTAAATTCTTTTATCTTCAATAATTAAATCATCTAATCCAAAGATTTCATTTATTTCTGCTTCTGCATCGAATATTTTTAATATTTTTTTGGCTATTTTTCTTTTCTTTTTATTGCTAAATTTTTCGTTATGCTCAAACTTCATTACGAACACATTATTATAAATAGTAAATATTGCTTTTTTCATTTTTTCTCCTTAAAAATAAAATGGTTTTAATCTATGCTTTTCCAACAATGAATTTTTCCAAAGTAACAGGCATATAATTTGTATATTCTAAAGCTAACAATTTTTGATACCCATTTTTAATAGCAACTAATTCTTTCTCGTGTCTGTTTGGATTTACGTTATGAAAGTGACCATGAATATTTATATCATATTCTCCATTCCAGACTACAGGCTTATGAGAAAACATAATAGTTTTTCCAAATATTTTATCTTGAAATTGATCACATACCATACTCCATCCATTTTCCAAGTACCACGAATTAGATTTTTTATCGTGATTTCCTCGAATCAACCAATGTCTACCAGGAACAGTGAGAAGGTTTAAGTGCCATATCACATCATTATAAATACAAATGTCTCCTAGATGTATTAAGATATCATCATGTTTAACAGAGTGACGAAGATTTTTCAATATTATTTTAGAAAAATCTTCAGGTCGGTTACAATATTCCATCATTTTTGAATGACCAAAATGTGTATCAGTAGTGAGCCAATATTTCACATTAAATTCCTTTCTTTATTTCTTTCATTCAAACAATTATCGCATAAGGTAACATACCAGTGTCCAATATTTCTTGTTTCTCCTAGTTGACTACATTGTTCACATGTTGTCATAGATTTTTCTTCTGCCTGAGTTATTAGGTCATCTAATTCGTTGTTTGAAAAGTTTGTATAATAGTGCAAAAATCCGAATTTTTCTTTTATTTGATGAACATTGAAATCTAGAGTTATTTTTTTATCATTTATTAATTTTTGAATTTTTTTTGATAATTCATATAAAAGATCAAACCATCCATCTCCACATTCAAACGGAAGTCCTTTGCCGTAAAATCCTCCATATTTATAAAAATTAAATTCTTTTCTTAATTTTTCTTCTAATTCTTGTTTCATTTATCGTACTATCCTTAAATATCTATTCAGAAATAAAACTCCTTCTTCAAATACATCTGTATAAAATAAAGAACTCTGTTTTACCATACCTATATATCTGTCCCAATCTGGTTTTTCAGATATAAAAATTATTGGAATTCCTTTTCCTACTGCATATCCTAATTCAAATAAAGTATTATATCCACCTGGATTATTTCCTTCCAAATATCCAAACACTAAATCAGAATTATCTATCATATGTAAATCCATATTTGTGTATTGAGAGGGGATACTTAAGTTATGATCATTGGGATCAAGATATTTCACATCGGGATAATTTGCACTCATTTTTACGGTTTCTCTCCAACCACTTCTTAGTCCACCTGCTAAATAAATTTTCATTGTTCTGTCATTCCTTTGATAGCTCCCAATAATAAAATTAACAATCCTCCAAGTATAACAGCAAAATCCTTAAGACAATATCCACAAAACGCACAAATAGCGCCTATCCAATAAATTATTATCCATTTTTGTACTTTCATTTTTATTATTCCTTATCTGTAAAATGTTGCATATTATGATTGTTTTTTATAGATAATGAGACATATATTGCATATAGTATTTTATGATCCCAAACATTTATCACAACTAGGATTATCTAAATCACAATCAGTACAACAATCTGATTCCTTGTTTTCTTGATCTTTTGAAAGACCCAATTCTTTATAGGAATCTGTACCATGAAGAAAACTTCTTTTCCAATAATCTTGTCCTCCATCTACAGATAAATTTCCACATTTACAGGTAACAAAATCATGTCTGTGTTTTGATTCTATGATATCTCCACATAATAAACATTTGGCTATATTTTTTATTGTTTGTGCTGATTTATTCATTTTTCACCAGACCAAGATTTTTCTTGTACTATTTCTTCCATAACATTTTCGACTGATTTTGGATGAAAGCCAACTGCAATTAGAAAATGCATATATTGTCGCATCATATCAGCCAACAATCCTTCTTCGGATTCGTCAAAGCTATGTGATTGTTCTATTGTTTCATTAATGAATCCTCCATGAGTAAATTTAAATCCCAATGTGTGTTGAGTAGACATTTTTTATTATTCCTCTATTTCTTTAAGATCGGTAAAACTGTATTGACTATAAGTTTTTTCTAAACGATAATTTGAAAAAATAGAATTGAATAACTCTATTTGTTCCAATTGTTTAGTTGAACCTTCTTTTTTTAACATTACTATATAATTAAAAAGTTCATTGAATTTATTTTTCAATTCTATGGGAATACAATACATTTGATTATAACCATCTTCTTCAAAACAATATCTTCCAGAAAGTTTGTTAGTCATATTGAGTCTCCTTTATTCCTAATAAAATGTTTGTTTTATTTTGTTTATTCTAATATTGTTGAAACTCGAATTTTTCTATACAATAAGCTGATTTTTAATGAAATTTCAGCCATGTTGCTTGATTTTTGATATATATCATAATATGTATCTTCCAATTTTTTACAAATTGCTAAATCGGTTAGTGGAGGGATTTCATCAATTGATTGTATTGTTTTTAATAAATCAGTCCAATAAGAGTTTCCTATTTCTGCTAATAGATCATATTCTTTACCGTATTTTTCATCTATCATATGTTTTTCCTTTCTGATAAAATGAATGATTGATTATAGTTCTTCTAATTCTTTTATTAAAAATTCATCATAGGATATCATGCAATTTAATATTTCAGAAAAAAATTTTTGTTCCATTTGAAATCCTTCTTCGCCTATTTCTATATATTTGGTAACATTGTGGTTTTGATTTAATTCTTCTTCCATATTTCTAATAATATTTTTTACTTGATTAATTTTATCATATAACGCACTTACTTTTTCTAAATTTTCATATTTCATAATTTTTCCTTTCTTATTATAAGATTTTTATTGATATAAAATATTTTACACCTTTTATTATTTGTTGTCAAGTATCAATATTAATATTAAAATAACTCCTGTTTTAGGAGTTATTTTTTTTATGAGTTTTTATATTTATAATAGTTGCTATAATCATGATTATAATAATTAGGATTATTATGATTATTATTTTATTCCCGTTGATCCAAATCCACCACGATTTTCATTCCCTAAATCATCAACTTCTTCAAAAAATAAAGATGGTTGAATTTGCATAATTCTAAATTGGCATATTCTATCGTTTTTTTCTATTTTAGTATCTCGTAAAGCATAAACTGAAAAATACCATTGATCTTTATTACCATTATAATTATTATCCACTATACCAAAATGATTTGTTTGAATTATTCCAAAATTTTTAAATGTTGATGAACGTGGAACAATATGTGCTTCATATCCATATGGAAGTTTTATGGCTATTCCTAAAGGTATTAATCGCCATTCTCCGGCTTTTAATTCTATTGTTTGACTAGAACGTAGGTCTATCCAATTTCCGTTCTTTATTGGCTTTATTTTTTCTATGTCAGAAATATATTTTATTTTAATTGTTTCAAAATTAGATATATGATAATTCATTTGGTTTATTTATCCTTTTTTATTTTGAACACCGTGTTACAATCAAAATTTCTATTTGTTTCTTTTCCAAAATATTCTTTTTCTCCTTGTTTTCTTCTTGCTATTGCATCGTCCAAAAGATCAAAATATCCTAAAAATTTTTTTCTTCCATTTAATTTTATATGTGCTTCATATTTGTTATGATATTTGTCCCAAGAAACTCCAGGAAACCCAGATGTATTGTTAGATTGTTTTCCTTTGTTAATAGCATTTATTTGATAGTTTCCAATTCTAAGATTTTTCTTTCTGTTGTCCAATCTATTTCTATTGATATGGTCTATAACATTCTTCTTATTTGGGGAGAAATTCATGATAAAACCATGCATAAACATTTTGTTTTTTACATTTATTACATATCCATTAGCAAAACCCCATTTAAATTTTATTGTTTTATCAACATCTTCGATGTCTATTAAAGTTTTTGCTATTACGATATTATTTTTATTATAAAGAAAAATTTCAGCATAATCATCACATATATTTATTTCATTTTTATCATATTTTGTCCTTTGTAATATTTTTCCATGATTTTTCATTTGATAGTAATGTTTTTGACAGTATATTAAATTTTTAAATCTACATAAATTTTGATTAGAACCACATATAACGCATGGGGTTTTATTTTTAATATAATATCCAGAATAATTTTGAGATCTTTTTTTTATATTTAATTCATCTAATCTTTTTGATATTTTTCCAGGGTAAACATTAATTTCTTTGCTTATTTCATTAATTGATTTTTCTTTATTGGCATACAATTCTATCAATGTTTCATCGTTAATGTAATTTTTCATAATCCGCAAATTCCATTTTCACAATTTTCATTTCCTTCAAAAACAAGATTTTTTCTTTGTAATGCATATTTAAAATCAACAGACGATAATGGTTGTCCACCTCTTGCTCCATCTGGATATACTGTAATTCCTCTTAATTTCGGTAAATATTTATATAGAACATCACCAAATTCCTTGATATTATTATTTCCTATTGTTCCAAAAGGAGGGAGATTGATGGTGGATGATATTCCATTATCTACATATTCTTGCAAATATGCTTGAAAAGCAATTCTTCTTTCTGGATTTAAACTTAATGTATATGCGTCTTCAACTTTTGAAATATCATATCCTTCTTCATATAATCTTTCTACTACAAAATCTATAACAAATTGTTTTTTCCATCCGTTTGGAGTTAAATATCTACGCTGGTACGCAATGCTAAAAACAGGCTCACATCCTCCTGTGGTTTCTCCTCCAGCAATAGAGGTACTCCCATTTGGCGCAATTCCCCTTTTTTTAATTGGAACATTAAATCCTAATATATTCGCCCATTTTTCAGAGGCATAGTCCGAGGTGCTTTTCCAGACGGTAAGCCATTCTGTTAATTCTTCGTTTTTATCATATGTGTATCCTCTTTTTATTAACCATTCGTGAATTCCCATCAATCCTAAACCAGTTCGTCTATTTTTTTCTTTGATTTCTTTTACTGTAGAATAAGGCACATCTGAATATTCAGTTCCAATTAATAATGTTAATTGAGCTAACTCAGTAATTTCCTTAAATTCTTCTATGGTTTCAACTTTTCCCATGTTGATAGATCCAAGACAACATACGTCAGAATCATCTTCAGATACAACTTCTGTACATGCGTTTCGTAGAGATTCATTAGAATTATCATAATTGATACTAAATCCAGGTTCTCCTGTTTTCAACATTCTTTCAATGGTTTTCCAATAAATATCTTGAGCTAGACTGTGTTTTGGATTATTTTCATTATCGTATGCATCAAAAAATCTTTTGTCTAAAATAATAGAAACATTAGTCATATCCATAGGAGCGGGAAAATCAAAATCCTTTTCTTTTAAGTCTCTAATTTCTTGAATCCAATTTTTGCAAGTTATAAAATCATAAATGTCTCCATGATCCCAAATTAATCCAGCCCAAATTGCGCTTCTTCTATTTCCTCCAGCCATAACTCCACGACCAACTTCATTGATCATTTTCATTAATGGGACTGCACCACTTGAAGTTCCACCGCTTCTTTTTAACAAAGCTCCTTTTGGTCTAAGTTGAGAATAGTCAATGCCTATTCCCCCACCGGACATGAGCATTACACTTGCCTTATTCAAGAGATCTCCCCAACCCTCTCTGGTATCTTCAGCCCTTAAAAGAAAACAATTGTTTGTTTGATGATATTCTTTTCCTGATTGTGCCAAGAATCTTCCACCTAAAATAAATTTTCTTTGTTTTCCATATTCTAAAATTCTACTTAAATAATCTTCTTTGTTTGGAAAGTCAACAATAGAATAAATATTTTTATAAGCTCTTTCATTTATTTCTTCCCATGTTTCTTTTTCTCCGTTTTCTTTATCCCACGAGTATCGCAATTCCATAATGTTTTTTGAAAAATTATTTTTCAAATCATACCTCCTTAAATAAAATAATATTAATATTAAAAAAATCCATGTTCTAATTCTTACTCAGAACGTAATTCCATTATTCTAGAAATTTCTATGGCATTCTTTTTTACAC